CGACCGGCTCTCCGGCGACGGGTTCAGCCGCAACGCCGCCCGCGTCTCGGCAGGGTCGAAGCTGATGCGCTCGGGCCTGACCGACCTCGGCCGCACCGCCGCCGTCGGCACCGGCCTCCTCGCCGCCTACGGCACCGCGATGACCGGGCTCGCCGCCACCTTCGTCAAGCCCGCCGCCCAGTTCGAGCGGTTCGAGGTCCAGCTCACCACGCTCGAAGGCTCGGCCGAGGGCGCGAAGAAGGCGATGGACTGGATCGAGGGCTTCGCCACACGCACGCCCTTGCAGATGGACCAGACCGTCGCGGCTTATGCCAAGCTCAAGGCGTTCGGCATCGATCCGACCAACGGCTCGATGCAGGCGCTTGTCGACACGATGGCGGCCACCGGCGGCGGTGCCGAGCAGCTCGACGGGCTGGTGCTCGCGCTCGGCCAGGCCTGGTCGAAGGGCAAGCTCCAGGGCGAGGAAGCGCTGCAGATGCTCGAGCGCGGCGTGCCGGTCTGGGACCTGCTGGCCGGCAAGCTCGGCAAGACCACGGCCGAGGTGCAGGCGATGGCCAGCAAGGGTGCGCTCGGCCGCGAGGAGATCGCGCTCCTCGTCGAGGCTCTCGGCGAGGCCAACAAGGGAGCCTCCGAGGATATGGCGGGCACTTGGGACGGGATCGTCTCGAACCTCTGGGACTACTGGACGAAGTTCCAGCGCATGGTCATGGGCTCGGGTGTCTTTACGTATCTCAAGTCGCGGCTGAAGAGCCTGCTCGACCTTCTCGACCAGATGTCGCGCGACGGGCGGCTGCAGGAGTGGGCCGACCGCGTCGCCCAGGCGATCCTCGCCACGCTTGAGGCGATCTGGGAGATCGGCACGGGCGTCGTCGCGGTCTGGCGCGAGATCTCGCCCTGGATCATCAGGGCGAAGGACGCACTCGGCGGCTGGGCGGAGCTGGCGGCCATGATCGGTGGCCTGCTGTTTGCGAAAACCCTGACCGGGATCGCGCTCGCCTTCGGCAGGATCGCGATCGGCGCGGCGCTGGCCTTGCCGGCGCTCGCCGGCATCGTCTGGGCGGCCGGGTCGGCGGCGCTCGCGGCACTGCCAGGCATCCTCCGCGGCGTCGGCGTGGCGCTCGTCGCCGCCGGCCGGTTCGCCTGGGCGAACCCGATCGTACTGGTGATAGCGGGCATCGCGCTCGGGGCGCTCCTCATCTACCAGAACTGGGAGGAGGTCGCCGCCTTCTTCGAGCGCCTCTGGGCGCGGATGAAGGAAATTCTGGCGGACATAAAGGGCTGGATCGCTGAGGCGTTCGCGCCGCCGCCGTTGTGGCAGGAAAAGCCCTGGTCGTTCAACGAAGGCTCCGACTTCTTGCCCGCCCCGGGCACCGCTCCACCGGCAGCGGCCCCTGACGGCCAGCGGGCGCTCGGCGGCCCGGTGCGGGCCGGCATGATCTACCGCTGGATGGAGGAGGGGCAGGAATTCTTCTCGCCCCGGACCGATGGTGCGGTGATCTCGACGCGCGACCTCCGGGCGCTCCGCGCTGGCGGCGGCGACCGCTCCATCCGCATCGGCGACATCGTCATCAACGCCGCCCCGAGCCAGTCGGCCGCGGAGATCGCCCGCGCGGTCCGCCGCGAGATCGACCGTCTGGTCCGCGACGAGGGCCCCGACCTGCACGACGGTGGCGCCTATGCAGCTTAGCCTGGTGATGATGGCGCTCGGGCTCTTCCGCTTCGGCGTCAACCGCTCCGCCTACCAGACCTTCCGCCGCTCGGCCGAATTCCGCTGGGCCAAGCTCGATCGGCTCGGCCGCGCGCCGGCGCTTCAGTTCCTCGGGCCGGACGCCGACGAGATCACCCTTGAAGGGGTGATTTATCCCCATTTCAAGGGGGGCCTCAGGCAGGTCGAGCTGATGCGGCTTTCGGCCCGCAGCGGCCAGCCGATGATGCTGGTCGACGGGCTTGGCTGGATCTGGGAGCGCTGGGTCATCGCCGGCGTCGAGGAGACCAAGAGCGTGTTCCTCGCCGACGGCGCCCCCCGGAAGATCGAGTTCTCGCTGACCCTACGCGCTTACGGGGAGGATGCGGCATGACCGTCTACCGCACCCGCGACGGCGACATGCTCGATACGATCTGCAAGGCCGCGCTCGGCGCCGAGGCGCATGTGGCGTCCGTGCTCGATGCCAACCCGCATCTGGCCGACCTCGGGCCCGTCTATCCGGCTGGCGTGCTGATCGTGCTGCCGGCGGTCGCGGTTCCCGCGGCGCGCGGCGACATCCGGCTCTGGGGGCGGACATGACGCCGGATTTCCGCATCATCGCTGGCGGCGAGGACGTGAGCGCCACCTTCCGCGACCGCCTGATGGGCCTGACGGTGACCGACGAGGATGGCGGCAAGGCCGACCGGATCGAGATCGAGGTCGACGACCGCGAGGGCCGGGTGGCCTTCCCGGACATGGACACGCTTCTCGACGTCTCGCTCGGGTTCCGCCGGCCGTTCGGCGGCTCAGACCTCTCCTACATGGGCCGCTACGCGGTCGACGGTGTCGCCGGCGCCGGGCCGGCGCAGCGGATGCGGATCACCGCCACCGCGGCCGACATGAAGGGCGACATCCGTGCCCCGAAGACCCGCGCCTGGGAGGCGGTGACGCTGAAGGACATCGTCGCGAAGATCGCGGCCGAGGCGAAGCTGAAGCCCGTCGTGGGCGAAAGCGTCGCCGGCGCGCACTGGCCCTACATTGCCCAGACCGCCGAGAGCGACCTGCATTTCCTGACGCGCATCGCGGCGACGCTCGACGCCACCGCCAAGCCGGCCGGCGGATCGCTGGTGGTGCAGCGGCGCGGCGAGGGCAAGACCGCCGCCGGCGACGCGATCTCTGCCGTGGCGATCGACGCCGGCCGTATCGCCTCCTGGACCTGGAAGGTGGACGGCCGAGCCGAATACCGCCAGGTCGAGGCGGGGTGGTCCGACACGACGTCCGGACAGCGCCGCAAGATCACCCGCGGCTCGGGCAAGCCGGTCCAGCGGCTCCGCCATCTCTACGCCTCGGCCGAGGAGGCGACGCGGGCCTGCGAGGGCGAGCTGTCGCGCGCGGGCCGTGCGCCGCTGTCGATCAGCGTCGATCTCGCCGGTTTTGAGCCGGCGCTCTTCGCTGGTGGTACCGCGACCCTTTCGGGGCTCCGCGACGAGCTGAACGGCGAGTGGCACGTCGCCCGCGTCAGCCACGAGCTGGGCGGCAGCGGGCTCACCACGAAATTCGACGGCAAGCGGGCGAGGAGCTGATGGCGAGAACCCCGGCAGCACGTGGATTGCGGCGCGCGGCAGCCGCGCTCGGTCGCATCGGCCATCTGCGCTCCGACATGGCCGCGCTCGACGGTGCCGCACCGGACATCGTCCAGCCGCCCTCCATCGCCCCGGCCGCCGGTCCGGTCGGCACCGCCTTCACGCTGATCCCGCCGCTGGCCGAGGGCGCGCCGATCCCGGCGGTCTCGCTTGGCGCCCTGACGCTCGGCGGCGTCGACGTGCGCGCGCAGGTGACCGGCCGGCGGATCGTGGCGCTCGCACCGGGGCCCCTGATCGCCGTCTGGCACGCCGCCAACGGCGTCCTGCCGCATGCCACGGCCGCCGCCCAGGCCGAGGTCGGACAGGCGGGGGCGGGGGGCTTCAGCCGCGGCTTCGGCCCGGGCTTCAACATCTGAGGGGAGACCATGACCAGCAAACCGAGAGCGACGCTGCAGGCCGACAGGGCGCGGGCGCTGGCCGACAACACCACCGGCGCGATCACCGAGGCGGTGATGCGCGGCGTCATCGGCGACGTCGCCGACAGCGCGGTCTTCCCGGCCGACATCGCACCCGATCTGGCCAGGCTCGCCGGGATCGAGGACGCGGCGACCGCCGATATGACGGGCGCGGAGATCAAGGCCGCCTACGAGGCGGAGGCCGACACCAACGCCTTCACGGACGCCGAAAAGACCAAGCTAGCCGGCGTCGCGCCCGGGGCAGAGGTCAACCCCACCGGGGCGGAGATGGCCGCCGCCCTCGACGCCTACCTTGCGACCCCCCGCTGGAAGGCCGTCGAGGTGCCCGCCGGCGGGACGATCGGGCAGGTGCTGAAGAAGCAGTCCGGCAGCGACTACGACGTGGCCTGGGCCGATGACGCGACGGGCGGCGGCGGGATCGGTGACGGCGACAGGGGGGACATTACCGTTTCCGGTGGCGGGTCTGTCTGGACCGTTGACCCCGCGGTGCTGGCCCCCCTAGCGCCGCTCGCGTCTCCGGCCCTGACGGGCACGCCGAGCGCGCCGACTGCTGCGCTCGGCACCAACACAACGCAGATCGCCACGGCGGCATTCGTTCAGGCCGCTATCGCCGCCCTCGTCGCCAGCTCGCCCGCCGCGCTCGATACCCTCAACGAGCTGGCCGCGGCGCTCGGCAACGACGCCAATTTCGCGGCTACGATGACGACGGCGCTGGCCGGCAAGGCGGCGGCGAACCACAGCCATTTCCGGGGCGACTGGGCCCCTGCCTCCGGCAGCTTTCCCGGCGGCGGCACGGCGCTGGCCGGAGAGATCTGGCGCTGCTCGGCGGGCGGCACAGTCAATTCGATCACCTTTGTCGTCGGCGACATGGTCATGGCGCTGGTCAACAACGCCTCGACCTCGACCTACTCCGGCAACTGGATCCACATCGACATCACCATGCCGATCACCTCTGTCGCCGGGCTGACCGGGGTGATCTCGGCCGCGAACCTGACGGCCGCGCTGAACGTGTTCACCACGGCGCTCAGGGGCCTCGTCCCGGCCTCGGGCGGCGGCACCACGAATTATTTGCGCGCCGACGGCACCTGGGCGGCGCCGGCCGGCGGCGGATCGGTCACTGTCGGCTCCGGCGTGCCTTCGGCGGCCCCGGCCAGCGTCGGCCTCCTCTACGTCGACACCAACGGCTACGACCTCTACTTCTCGACCGGCACCGCGACCGTGAGCGACTGGCGGAAGGTGATCGACAACACCGATGGCGGGTCGATCTCGGCCAAGGCAACGCCGATCCTCGCCGACACCGTCTTCCAGTTCGACAGCGCGGCCGGCGATGCCCCGGTCATCTCGACCTGGACCCAGATCATCGCCGCCCTAAAGCTCGTCACGCTCGACGCGAACGGCCGCCTGGTGAACCCGAAGGCCACCTACACCTCCTTCGACGGCGGTACCGTCTCGACCGGCACCTACACGCCGACCTCGGTCGACGGCAACGTGCAGCACTACACCAACAACGGGGCGCATACCCTCGCGCCGCCCGCCAACCCCGGCAGCTTCCTGATCGAGATCGCCAACGGTGCGACTGCGGGCGCGATCACGACCTCGGGCTTCACCAAGGTCTCGGGCGACGCCTTCACCACAACGAACGGGCACAAGTTCCAGTGCTCGATCACCAGGACCAACTCGACCTCGCACCTGAACATAAAGGCGATGCAGTAAGATGCTGCTGTTTCCGACGCCCTACATCGTGGCTGGCGCCCCGCCTGCGGGGCTGGCGGGCTACAACACGCGGATCGTGCGCAAGAGTTCGGCAACCTCGCAGACCTTCGGTGGCGCCGGGGTCTGGGAGTTTGACGTGGTGGCAGGTGAACTGATCACCGCCACCATGCACGCCGTCGGCAACTCGACGATCATCAACGCGATGAACTTCCTTCTGTCGCTCGGCGGCAATGCGATGAACAACGCCGTCAACTCGGCGACCACAGGCAGTGGCGTCTTCCCTGGCTCGGCCGGTTTCTGGCTGGTGGCGCCCTCGACCGGCACACTCGCCCTCGCCGCTGACGTGGCTGTCTCGGCGCGTGCCTGCGGCCTGATCCTGCGCCGGATCACCGGCTTCGATCCGACCACGCCGATCGGCATGGGAGATGCCCCCTAAAAGCTCAACGCCGACGCCGCGACGCTGCCGGGTGGCGGGATCACCGTCGGCCGCGACGGCAACGTCATCATCGGCGATGCCTGCACCAAGGCAGGGACGGCGACGACGGCCTCCTCCACCACGCTCGGCAACGTGGGCTACGACACGACCGGCGCGAGCACATCGAGCGATCTCGGCTTCGGCTTCGGCGAGAGCCTCGTGCCGACGGCCGGGACGTTCACACCGGACTGGACCTTCGATGTGGCTGCCCGGATGTCGGCGGCCGTCCTGCAAGTCAATGTGGCGCCATGACCCAGACGTTTCAGCACCCCACCGCCGGCCAGATCGTCATCGGCGCCTCGCGGGCCGCGTCGCGGCATCGCCCGCTGCCCGCCGGCATCCCGCCAGGCACGATCGGCACGATCCCGGACCAGATCATCACCCAGGGCGCCGGGCCAGCCACGGTCGCTTTGGCCCCATATTTCTCGGGAACCGCGCTCACCTTCGCGCTGCAATCCGCGGTGGCCGGCGTGTCGGTCTCCGGCGGCGTCCTGACCGTCTCCGACGCGGCCGTTCTGGCCACGGCATCGGTCACCGTCATCGCCTCCAACGCCTTCGGACCGGACGCGTCGCAGAGTTTCAGCCGGGAGGTGCGCGCCCCGGCCGCCGGGGGCACCATCACTGTCAACGCCTTCGCCCGCGACGAGCTGGTCTTCGACCTCGGCACCTCCGTCGGCAAGATCGAGGCGCTGGTGCCGCTTTTGGGCACCGCCGGACCCGGCGAGATCGTCCAGGCGCGCGCCGTCTCGCTCGACGACTTCGGGCTGAGTACGACGACCTGGGCGGACGTCGCTACCGCGAACGGCGTGGGCGACTGGTCGGGCACGCTTACCGTCCAGTCCGTCTCGAACTCCCGCTTCAACGCCGAGGTGCGTCTCAAGGCCGCGCCCGCCACCACGGCCGTGGGCGCGAAGACCTTCTGCGTCGGCCACGTGGCAATAGACCTCGGCCAGTCCGAACGCTTCCGGGTGCGCGATCCCTACTTCTCGCAGACCACCTCGCCCGAGGCGATCATCGGCATCGCCGAGGCGGTGCAGCAGCTGGCCAAGCCCTACCGCGTCGGCCGCGTCACGCCGACGGCGCAGCAGCCCTTCACGGTGGGCATCGATGCCCTGCCGCCGGGGATCACCCGGTCGGGCAACGTCCTGACGGTGAACCCCGCCACCTACGATGGCGCGCCTTTCGACCACTGGTACGTGCCGGATCACCGGATCGAGATCGGCGACAAGCGCTTCGTCATGCGCCGGTGCCGGTTCGAGATCGTCAGCGACCTGACGGTGCCCTACTTCATGCAGGCGCTGAACGGCGGTGGCTTCAAGCTCATCGCCCACAACGACTTCATCGCCAAGCCGGGCGGCCTGGCCTTCTCCGCCTACCTCAAGGAGGAATACACCGGCTCCGGCACCGGCCTCGTGCTGCCGGACATGGACCTCGTGGTCCGCAACTACTTCACCGGATCGGTCGCGGACGGGCTCAAGGTGGGGCGCGGGCGCTACCTCTAGAACCTCCTCGAATGGACCTGGAACGTTCCCGGCACCCCCGGGGCCTGGAGCGCCGGCACGACCTATGCCGCGGGGGACTTCGTCAAGTACAACAACAACTACTTCCGCTCGAAGTCCTCAGGAAACCTCGGCAACACGCCGCCCTCGGGTCAGACCGACGACACCTTCTGGCAGTCCTGGAACCCGCACGGCGACATGCTGAACCCCCAGCACGGCGTCGACGGCTATCTCGTCTTCGCGCGCAACCTGATCAAGGCCGACTTCGCGCGCACGGCAGGCAACACCCTTGACGGGATGAACAACGTGCTCTTCCGGGGCGTCCGCGATCCGGCCCACGTCACCGCGCAGCGCAAGATCGACCGGGTGCTGATCGAGGAGAACGTGGTGATCCGCGCGCCCTCGTCAACCTCCTATGCCATCCAGCTCGAAGGCGGCACGAACATCGTGGCCCCGGTGATCCGCGGCAACCGCATCACTCCCGGCGCCTCCGGCAACGGCGGCTACATCTACAACCAGAACACGGGCGACATCCCGGCGGGCACGATCTGGGTGGAGAACCGCCGGCTCGACACCGAGGCCCTCATCGACGTCGTCAACCCGAACGTCGTCGCAACCGATGCGACCTACACGCCCTCGACCGAAAAAGCCGTTCAGTTCGCGAGCCACGACGACGCGACGATCAACCCGGTTGGCTACATCAACAGCGGCCGCCGGCCGACCGCCGGTCTCGCCGCGATGGCGAACGGCGTGATCTCTGAGTTTCCCGGCCGCCGCTTCGCGGTTGGCGCGGCGACCAAGTCGGGCACGACGCTCTCGTGGCTCTGCAACGACGCCAACACCCAGCGGCAGATGGACCACTACATCGCTTTCGTGAACTACCTCTGCCCGCACGGCGGCCAACCGGGCACGATCACCCATTACTGGCAGGCGGGCGATCAGGCGCTCGGCAACAATTACGCCGACAACATCCTGCCGATGCTAACCGGCAAGCTCCTCGACGGCACGCCGATCTCGATGCCCTACAATCTGCCGCAGCGGTCGATCAACCGGACGCTGGCCGAGCGCCATGCACCCTGGACACGGACGCGCATCCTCCTCTGCGGCCCCGGCGCGCGGGGGCCGGAGAGCTTCAGCGACGGCACGCCGGTCGACATGGTCAATGCCGACTGGTCGGTCCTCCCGAACCCTCAGAACGGCAGCCGCAACCACGCATCTATGGTCAACTACGGCCGCATCCGCAACGAATACCGGATCATGGTCGCGGCGGCCGGCGGGGCGGGGATCGTCCACCCGTTCGTCGGGGTGCAGCCGCTCGCCCATTTCATGGCTCTCGCCGATGGCGTCCATCCGTCCGATCACGCCGACGGGCTGCCGACGATGGGCCGCTACATCGCGCTCGAAAGCCTCCAGGGGCTCGGGCTCATTCCCGACCTCAACGTCAAGTTCGACCAGAGCTATTTCGAGCCGACCGGCGCCTATGCCGAGTTCTGGTCCTCGGCCGGATCGATCACGACGGCGCGGCGCGAGCGGGGACTGGCGGCGATCCCGGCGACCTGGCCGCATCGCACCGAGGTCTTCGCCTGGGAAATTGGCGACACCCAAGCGGCGGCCGTGCCGGCCCAGAGCGCCACGATCGTGAACGGTCGGGTGCGCGTCCTCCCCGTCTCCGGCGCCTTCGCCAACGGCCAGAAGTTCGCCTTCGGCCGGGGCGGTGCCACCGGGATCATGAAGGCGGTCGAGGACAGCGCGGACGGCTATCACCTCAACTACCCCGGCGTGAACCTCGGCTTCTACAGGCTCGAGATCGTGCCGATTGAACCGATGCCCACCGCGCCGATTCTGACGGCGGCCGGCATCACGTGACGCTCGGCCTCCCGGCTCCAGCCGGGAGGCCGGAGGGCGCGCCAACGCCCTCCGACACGGGGCCGCTTGAACACCCCCGCCGACCAGCTAGCGCTCATGGCCGCTCCCCCCTGAGCCCAGGGACGCGCACTTAGGCACGATTCGGATGACCCTTAAAAGCCCCTCTTCAACACCGTCGTTAACGCCCATTGAACCGGTCCGCCCGGTGGCGCCTTGGATCGGCGGGAAACGCAACCTCGCCCGCCGCATCTGCGCGATCATCGACGCCGACCGGCACGAGACCTATGCCGAGCCGTTCGTCGGCATGGGCGGCATCTTCCTGCGGCGGACACGATGTCCGCGGGCGGAGGTGATCAACGACCGGGCGCGCGATGTGGCCAACCTGTTCCGCATCCTCCAGCGCCACTACCCGCAGTTCATCGAGACGCTGCGCTTCCAGCTCACCACCCGGGCAGAGTTCGAGCGCTTGGTGGCGACCGACCCCGACACGCTCACCGACCTCGAGCGCGCCGGCCGCTTCCTCTACCTCCAGCGCACGGCCTTCGGCGGCAAGGTGACCGGCCGCAACTTCGGCGTCGTCCGGGACCGGCCGGCTCGCTTCAACCTTACCACGCTGGAGCCTATGCTCGAGGACCTGCACACCCGCCTCGCCGGCGTCGTGATCGAGTGCCTCGACTGGCGCGAGTTCCTTCGCCGCTACGACGGGCCAGGCACCTTCTTCTACCTCGATCCGCCCTACTGGGGCTGCGAGGACGACTACGGCAAGGCGCTCTTCGGCCGGGAGGATTTCGCGGCGCTGGCCGACCAGCTTGCCGCGATCAAGGGTCGCTTCCTCATGTCGATCAACGACACCCCCGAGGTCCGCGCGCTGTTCCGAAACCATCGAATCGAGCCGGTCTCGACCACCTACACAATCAGCTCCGCCGCCCGCCCCGCGGCGGAGCTACTGGTGTCCTCCGGCTAAAATCGCTCTGCTGCAGATATTGGTGTCAGATTGTGCAGATATTGGTGTCACGCTACAGCGAATTGCGGCCGTCGAGCCGCAGGGGCGGATATTTCCCTTTACAGGCCGGGCTTCTGCCGACACCATATTGTATGTCGGCGGCAGGCAAACGCCGATCCTAGTTGGCGCACCCAGCCCTTGGAGGCTACGGCTGCCGGGGGCCAAGATATACAGAGGCCGGGCATGGCACAAACCGACAGCTTCCTCGACTGCGAGGACCTGCACCCGATCGACATCGTCGAGACGCTCGCCCAGCACCACGAGTGGGATTTCGACCGGGTGACCGACGACCAGATCGCGATGGCGGTCGAGGGCCAGTGGCGCACCTATTCGATCACGCTGGCCTGGTCGGGCTACGACGAGACGCTGCGGCTGATCTGCACCTTCGAGATGGACCCGCCGGAGGCCCGCATCCCCGCGCTCTACGAGGCGCTGAACCGGACCAACGACATGGTCTGGTCGGGCGCCTTCACCTTCTGGCGCGAGCAGCGGCTGATGGTCTGGCGCTACGGGCTCTGTCTCGCCGGCGGCCAGATTGCCGGGCCGGAGCAGATCGACCGGCTGATCACCGAGGCGGTGACCTCGGCGGAACGGTTCTACCCCGCCTTCCAGCTCACCTGCTGGGGCGACGAGAGCCCCGAGCGGGCGATGGACGTGGCGATGGCGCGGGCCTACGGCCGCGCCTGAGCATAGGGCCCGAGGGGGTTTCCCTCGCCGCCCGGATCGGCCATCTTCGCCGCCGTGGCGAAGGAGGCGGCAATGGACATCGACGATGTGAAGACCCGGGGGCTGGTGCTTCTCGGCTGCGGCAAGATGGGCTCGGCGATGCTGGCGGGCTGGCTGAAGGGCGGGCTGCCGGCGACGGGCGTCTGGGTCCGCGAGCCGCATCCCTCGGACTGGCTGAAGGCCCGGGGCCTGCACCTGAACGAGGCCCTGCCCGATGCCCCCGCCATCGTCCTCGTCGCGGTCAAGCCGCAGATGATGGCCGAGGCGCTGCCCGCGCTCGCTTCCCTCGGCGGCGGGCGGACCCTGTTCCTGTCGGTCGCCGCCGGCACCACCATCGCGCAATTCGAAGCCGTCCTCGGGCCGGCCACGCCGATCGTCCGCGCCATGCCCAACACCCCCGCCGCGATCGGCCGCGGCATCACCGCGATTGTCGGCAACGCGCAGGCGACCGAGGCGCATCTGCGGCTGGCCGAGGCGCTCTTGTCGGCGGTGGGGCAGGTGGTGCGGCTCGAGGGCGAACACCAGATGGAC